ATTTATAGGCCCAGCCCATTCGTTGCCTGTCCAACAATGGACTACACCCCTTTCGGGGTTAATATTCATCTTATACTTAGTATCACCCGTAAAAGGGTTGCATATAATATATTCTTCGTTATTCTTTCTAGTTTTATAATCAAAGTGCTTTTCAATATACGCTATGATCTTTTCTTTAGGTATACGCATTCTACTATTAGAATATGCCATGCCTCTAGAATACGTCTTAGGCTACAGTGAAAATATACTTTCTGCTAACGCGAGAACTACCATTCGGCAGCACCAAAGTAATAAAATACCTATAGGTGCCCTTTAAAAATCTCGTCGTGTCCAAATCATATTGAATTACCCATGGGTTAGATCTATAGGACCCTTGGCGAATTCCTATTCTACATGCATCTTGATCTACAAGCAATTCGCAATACGGGGTCTCGACACTGATATAAGCCTGTATAAATGGAATCATTGGGTTGACTAAGTTGAAATTATAGTCATACAGTGGCAAGGGCATCAACCCGATTTCTAACGGTCTTGCCTCAGGCTGATGGAATTTTTGATCTAGCGGCTCGAAGCCGAATCTGACTGTTTGCAGCTTGTCGTCACATGCCCAATCATCGGGATATACCCAAAAACGATGACAGCACTTCAATAATGATGATTCGTACGCAGCATCGTTTAAATCGCATTCGGTAGCATCGGTGCCGCTATCACATGGATTTTCTGCGAAATAATACCATACATCGAAATACACATCAGGAACAACATAATCGCTTGGTATAGTAAACGGCAAATGATACTTGCCAGGTACAGCCACTTGATCCTCTGTCGGAGCAGTGCAGCAATCACCTGTCGCGGCATCCACATACTCTCTGACTAAAGGCAATGGGTAATCTACATCATTAGGATCGAGTACCGGTATTACTGATACTAAATTATGTGGCAGCACCTGAGACTTATATATTTCCACGTATCTTATTGCATACGGGTCAGCTAAATCTCCGCCATGATAGAAGTCGACATTCAGGTCTACTATTTGACCTTTTCTGGCCGATATACGAGGATATGAATTCGGGATTACTGTCATATATTGCCTCCTAATATAATATATTTGGCTTATATATTTAGCGAGAGCGAGGTATTCTTGGCATAGACGGCGTGGCCGCCTTTTCACGTTCTGCCTTCTCTTTGAGTTCGCGCTCTATCCTTTTTATCCACCAAGCGCGGTCTTCTGCAGTCATTCTTGCCTGCTCGAAGAGGCTCAAGTTACCATAGTGCTTGAGCTGGAACTGCTGTTCCATAATTGAGTAGTAATACTTATCGAAATCGTCACTGTTTTGTCGGACGAAAAAAGGATTCAGTGATGGGTAACTCCACCGTGAATTCCTGATTGCAGTTGGGGCATTCAACCGAGACTGTGTTATCTATGCCTGGAGTATTCTCTCTCAACCATTCTCTAACAGCAGCAGTATCCTGAGCGTGCATCTTTTCGATGAACTGAGCAATCATAAAAGGATCTTGAACGTCCATAACGCTCACGATGACTTTTGACATATTTTCAGTGCTGCTATCGTCTAATACTTCTGCCTGTCTCTGATTATTTTGTAAGCCTCTAGTCTTGACCCCTGGCTTAGCGAATAGCTTCTTACGCATTTTGCGTTTAGCGATCATGTCGTTGACATCAGCACCACGCAGATATCTAACACCGACATAAAAATCTCTGCCTGTAGCCTTGCTCAAATACGGAAGTCGTATCTTAAATGGCTCCGTACCCAATTCTGGCTTGGCCCATACAATTGTCTGCGCTAATTCATTCAAGTCATATGTATGCGTTGTCATTGACGCACATGCTTCATTTGGGCATGTTATGGCGAACTCATACAGGTTACCATGCGTAATGCCTCTGATGTAATATAGTAGAAATACTCTATCGCCAAGCAGCAAGTCTGCCGAATCGAATCCTGGAGGAAATTGACAACACTCTCTAAATAAGTAATCTATCGATTGTCCTGATTGTGCTAGTCTCTGTGTTGCTAAGACTTTTTCGGCAGTCTGGCCCATTGCACGGACCATGATTACACCGTCATTCCAACCGTAATACAAGCCACGGCTGGGTAGGTGGCACTCTTCCCATGGAATCAACTGATCTGCAGGAGTCTGTATAATCTGTTGCAACAATTCTTCGTTGCTCATACCTGAGTTAATCATTCTACTCAAGTCAGACACCGAGGCATCCATATGATTTACATTTGGATCCTGAGACTGTGCCCCTGCTTTTTTTGTAGGTTCCGACTTTAGATTGTCGAGATCTAGTTCTTCTTTTTTATTCATATCTATCCAGATGGTTGGTGTATCCTATTTACTCTATGAATCGTCGATCTTAAGCCATTATCGCCCGTCAACGCTCTTTACGCCTGACGCCCAATCATACGCGACCGTCGCTTCTACAATCTTTATATCGCTATTCGTGTAAGTCAATTCGCCGCTTCTAATCTGGGTGGGCCAACTGTTATAAAGGTACCAATTTACTCTGCTGGTATAATCTGGCAAAAAATAACTCAATATTGATGTCTTTTTATACTGTGCACCGGGTCTTAATCCATCGTCATCAGTCCAGATAGATCTACGCCATCCTTCTATAATATCTATCATTCCCTCACTATCATACCAAGTCAACTTAACGTCATCCCATGACACAGATTTTGCCCACTTATAATCTACCGAAGCTCCTAAATATTTATCGACTGAAGTGGAAAATGTCGGTAAAGTCATGTCTCTCAGCATAATTACAGGATCTGCAGATCCTTGATTGGTATAAGAGGTATCAAATAATCTGGTTATCTCCCAAGTATAAGTATAGTAATAATTAACCTTTGACGTGATCTGTGCTGTTGCATCAGACTTATCGCCGATGTTGAAACCTGGCATTACGTAGCGCTCCCCTCTACTTCTTCTGCCTTATTATATCTCATTGTCACCACTATTTCAGCTAAATTAGTACTACTGTAGTCTAAATCAGACGGTGATACTTTTGTAGGCCAAATGTCAAATAATTTGTATCTCCATACGCTCTTGCCATACCCGTCTAACATAGTCAACGCACCGTTTTGGTACACAGTTGATGCTCTACCGACATTATTTGTGCTAGTATTCAATGTGGTCTCAGACCACCACTTGTATATCTTTCTTGCCACACCAGCATTATAAAAACTCTCAGGCTGTGTAGAGTCACCACCTTCATATACATCATAAAAAGTCATTTCAAATGGCATCCATCGGTGCTTACCAGGCCTGTATATCTCCTGTTGCCCTCTGAATATTTTTATCTCGTCTATTTCTGCGGTAGGCCTTCCGCATTTGAAAGCATACACTAAAATATTTGGATCCCCTGTAGATACATCTAAGGGGGTCAAAGTCCTAAAAACCCATCTATGTGCTCTTGCTACTTCAACGACATGTGAAGGATTTATACTCAAATCGTTTCTTAATCCGATATTTAGAGATTGGTCCGCGCAAGCAGGATCAGCATTAATCGGTATTTTAAATCCTGGCATGTGCTCACCTATAAAAACGGGACCGTATTATCTACGGTCCCGTTCGCCTTTTTGCCTTTTCACGCGGACAATTAAGTCAAGCCGCAAGAAGGATTATTAACCGTTGAAGGTACCGCCGTTGCGCATGTGCGGATCGCACGGTCATACCGCATTGTTGCTTCTATCGTCAACAATTCGGTGGCTGAATAATCGAGTTCTTGCCAATTAACTGCGGTCGGCCAACATCCGTACATTTGCCATGTTTCGGAAGTCCCACCAGTTCCATTCAGCAACTTGAGTGTCGCACCTCTTTTGTAATAAGCAGGGCTATTGACATTCAAAGTTCCCATATTGACGACAGTCTCGATCCACGAATAGACAGCCCGAGAAATGTCGGGGTCTTGTTCGGCATCATACCATGTCAAGGAGACTGGTTCCCAGTCTTGCTTGCCAGCAAAACGCACTACCTCTTGGTTATGGTGCATCTCTGGCTCTTCGAACTTGAATTGTGGTCTAGATGCTGATTGCAGCACCAACAATTCTTTCGCAGACCAGTTACCATTACCTCTACCGATAGTTTCGAAAACCCAACGATGCTTACGTCGGATTTCCATGTTATTGCGTGGGCCTTCAGCGCTATATGCTCCGCCATTGGGGCTACCAATGCCGACGACATTAAAACCTGGCATATTTCTCTTTTCCTTATACTACTTGGACCACGCCTGCTGCTGCCAGTGCCTCGTCGGCACTGAAGCTTGCGCCCGTTCTCAATGTGACTAAGTTCAACACCACGAATTCGGCAGTCGGAGTTGGCTTCAGGAAGACCGAAACCCACAATTCGTTTCTGTCGATTCGCTCCGGTGTATTATTCGTTTCGTCGACAACGACTTTGTAAGCTGTTAAGCCACGTCTTGCCGCCACGTCTGCCACGAAAGAGTCCATCGAATTTTTGACAGCCGCCCACAACGAGCGATCATTAGGTTCGAAAATGTAATTTCTTAAGATCTGAATAGCATTCTTCTTCAAGTAAATGAGAAGCATGCGGACATTGACTCTATCCAAAACCGTTGCTCGCCGCTGAAGCGTCTTCTGCCCCCAGATAGTGATACCATCTTGAGGAAACTTCACAATTGGGTTGACCGAATTTCGCGAACCATATAATAGATCGCGTTCACCTTGACTTGGTGAGTATTCGACATCCAATGCTGTCAAAATGCGGCCTCTTCGCAAGCCTGCTGGTGCAGTCCATTGTTCAGAGACCCGAGCGGTTCGCGAGTAGATCGCAGCTACGTGTCCAGAAGGTGGAATCCAAATTTCCTCACTAGTAAATTGGTCGAATATTCGCACCCAACTCCAGTAAAGAGCACCATAGCTACTGTTGATGGCAGAATTGAGGTCTGACAGCAACATCCCATTGTGCCAGTCGACGACCTGCTGCGGTCTCAATCCGAATGGAGGATCGACCAAGAAGATCACGTCTCCTCGGCCTTCGCACATCTGCAACGCAGTTCCGATAACAGCACCAGAGCTAAATCCGGGGATGACTAAGACATTAATGTCATAGGTTTCAGGGTTCTGAAAAGCATAAATGCCACTGCTCAAAGCAGGATTGCCGATTACAGCCGCATCCAGTTCGCTTGAGTAAGCAGGATCGACTGGGATGCCATTTGCCTGGCCCGCAAAAGCCTTCGAATTTATTTGTGAAGGCAATCGCACGTCAAAGTTAGCCAAGTCTGTGACATCATTATTTAAATAGGCAGGTCTCTCCTCCCAATTCACGTACAGGTTGCCTGTAGCCCCACCATATCGCGTCCCTGGATTAACCAAGTTAGCAATATAACGGTCTTCTCTCTTGTCGAATGACGCGTCTTCGATGATGTCGAGAACTTGGCTATTGGCATCCTTGATCGTTACTTTATAACGACCTGCAGCATCGCCAAGAGCCTCGGTGTAGATCTCGATAGTCACAGTATAACCGTCGACCCAAGTACCTGGGCTAGGCGCTACAAACCATCCTACAATGTTTTGAAAGTAAGCTGAGTCCAAATCGCACTGAGCGCTGGATGGATCAGCCTCGCACGACAAAGGGTTAGAAGCAGTGACTTCGCCAGCATCCGGTAAGGTGAGCCGATTATCACTGTATCCTCTGTAAGCTCGCTTGTAAGGATAAATGATATTTAACTCTTCTGCAAACCTTAACGTCTTCAGATTCGAGTATGAAGCCATTAACTGAAGAGTCGCAAACTGGCGAGTAGCGTCAGCTTCGACTACTACTACTTCGTCACCATTCGGTTGCGTCAGAACAAAGGCGTTCCAGTATTTGTTCCCTGACACTACGCCGGCAACATCGACAGCTATTGCGATTGCGCTAGCCGATTGATTTGCGCCCACTGGAACATTAAATTCTACAGTGGTCGTGGTGGCATCATCAATCACATTCATCTTCACACGATTGTTAGATGTGGTGATTGTGTAAGGGCCAGCATCTGTACCAATCAAGTACGATCGTGGGATGTCCCAAGCGTACTGTTCAGAACCGACTTCTAAGGCCCATGCATTGGTGGTTGCGATCTGGATCTTCTTACCGGCATCCTTTGTGCGTAACTGTGGAACTGTGGTTCCATCTTCGAGTTCGTATTCAACCATCAAGTATTCTTCAGACGAAACGCCTGAGATAGCATTGAAAGCTGCTACGAATTGAGCTACTGTCAAACCGAAGTCTACACCATTTACCGTGGTTACCGAGGTAATAGGCATGGTGTATGATACAGGCGGATACGTTACAGGATCTTCAATGC